TTCGTTTAACCTCATTTGGTAATTTCTGAAGTCTATCTTCCCACCAAGCATCTAAACTATAATATCTACTGAAATCTTCTTCCAATGTATCATCACTCACCAACAAGTTAGCTGCAAATCTACCGAGTGGTGATGCTTCTGCTATATTATTATCTTCATTCTCAAATCCACTTGTCTTAAATACCGCATCTTCTTCTCTTGGTTTTCTCTTTGTAATTTTAACTTTCTTAGTGGCTTTCTTTCCCCATAAATTTCTACCATCTTTAGTTTCTGATTGACTTGAATCTCCAAATGCTGAAACTCGTTCATATGTATCTTCCGTTGTGAAATTTTGAGCATTCCGTGTTTCTCCGAAATCTTCTTCTCCCCACTTATCCCATCCTCGTTCTTCTGAATAATTTTCTTTATTATTTTTATCACTTACATACTTTTCATAATCACTTTTTGATTTTCGTGCTGGTTTATCCCAACCACCCTCATACATTTTACCACTATCTTTTTCGTATCTACCATCAAAGTTCATCATACCAGCAACATTATCTTTATCAAATTGATCCTCATCACTCATACCTGCAAATGGTATTCTACAACTATCCAACCACGTTATACCTTTTTGATTATCAAGTGCTTGGTCTAAATATCCTTTTTGTTCTAATGGTTTCATTGCCACAATCACCACTTCTACTGCTGGTTTTGGTTGGTATCCTGCATATGAACCATCAAGCTCTTTTGCTTTGTCTATATCACCTCGTTTTGCCGCGGCCTTTTGAATATTCATAGCCTTGGGAAAACCTGTTGCATATGTCCAGTAGATAGGTGTGAAACTCACATCAAATCCTGCTTTCTGTAAAGTCTGAACCATAACCGTCTGAACATCACTTCTTGGTGCACTCATTACAAATGCAAATCCACCTGGCTTTACAACTCGTAATGCTTCTTCCCAAATAGGAACAAAGAACTCGTTCATACCATATGTAGATTTAGTCATACCTGGACTCATCCAACCTACTGATTGAGATTTTGTAGATTTTTTCTCTTGGAATGTATCCCAATGTTTCCCCATAAATCCGTATCCGTATGGTGGGTCTGTACAAAGTAAATCTACTGAATTATCTTTTAGTTTTTTCAGTTCTTCTAAACAATCTCCGTTGATTAGTTTACTGTTCCCCATACATCTTTCTCCGTTTTTCATTTCTTTGCTTTTCAAGTTTCTTTAATCTGTATCGTTCTTTGGCCTTCTTCAAAATTTTGGCCCTATTACGCTCATAATGGTCCATTTGCCATTGTCGTTGGGCACCCAATCTTTCTTCTTCGGTATAGTATTTCTTTTTTCTACCCATTGTTTATTTTGGCAAACCTATTGAGTTGCATCCAAGTTTGCATTATCCAACTATCCATATTTGGCAAGGCACCAAACATCCTATCTTCCATAAACATCTTTTGGAAAATTGGTTTATTTAGTTCAGGTATTTTACCATTTACTATTCTGTTAATCTTTAATTTGGCACCACCACTAATATCCACATCTGATAATTGCATCAATCTGTGATTAATATCTATGGTATCTTGATTATCAAGTATTAGATTGTAAAATCTCTCTCCTTGATGTTTATGTGCTTCTTTAATTACATCATCATATGATATAACCTTTCCTTCTGTGCCTAAATCAGGAAAGTGTTTTAGTAAGGTCTTGGCACCAATACCCTTTACTCCTTTAATATTATCGGAAGTATCACCTTCAAAAACTCTACTCAATAGTAGGTTTTTAGATGTTACCTTGTATTCCTCTAATATCTTTTCAGGATTGTAAAGTTTCTTTTTGGTGGGTGACCAAACTGAAATTCTATCATTTACCAATTGTAAGAAATCTTTATCGGTACTCATGATAACGACATTACTCTTAGGCAATATTTGTTTTGCTGTATAACCTATGGCATCATCTGCCTCAATACCATCAATGGACATTATACTCAAAGGTAATTTCTCTAAGTATTCAACACAACGAGATAATTGCATCATCATTGAGTGTCGTTCATCTTCGATATTCTCAAAATCATTTACACGATTAAGTCTAATCTTTGCTGTTCTTCGTTTCGCTTTATATTCTGGATAAAGTTTACGGCGGCGGTTACTCCCACCTGTACCATCAAAACAAATGATTGTACGGGTAGGAGCTAACATTTTTACTGCGTAACCAACTGATTTTAAAAAACCAACTATTCCACCAATGTGAATTCCATCCTCATTAGTAGTTGGTATAACACTAAACACTCTGATAAAAGTATTTAAGCCATCTATTATCAGTACTTTTTCATTGGGATTTGTTGTGTCCGTTTTACCGCCGTGTTTCTTTATCTCATCGAGAATAGAAAGGTACTTACCATTATTCAACACCGACCACTTCATCTGTATACACTACATCATCAATACCCATATCTTTCGTTTGGTATTTCAATATAGATACTTCACAGATTAAATCGTAAAGGTGTTCTTTGAGTCCATCATTTTCTTTTAATTTTAACTCAAAGTCCTTAGATTGAAATTTGATATCCTTACCTTTGTATTCTAACGTATACCAAGCTCCAGCAATTTTCAAGAGTTTATGTTCTTTCAAAACCGTTAACCAACTTCCCATATCATCTATACCACTATCGAAGTATAGATTGAAATCGGCGTGGCGTAAAGGTGGTCCCAAACGATTCTTGATAATTTGACATCGAGTTTTCATACCCAATACATTTTTTGCTGTATCTTTGATTTGTCCCATATTCTTTAATCGAATACGAGTTGATGAGTGAAATGGTAATGCTTTACCACCACTTGTAGTCCACGGATCACCGAACATAACTCCGAGTTTTTGTCTGAGCTGATTAGTGAATACGAGCGCTACTCGCTCTCGTCCAATCATTTGTGTAATCTTCCTCATCGCTTTAGAAACGATAATTGCCTTACTTGTTGCCCATCCATCTTTCTCAAAATCGGCTTCCATTTCTACTTTGGTTGATGCCCCTGCTAAACTGTCCACAAGAATTGTAACTAACCTTTCTCTATCTGATTCTCTAATCTTAGTAACAATGTTTTCAATACATTGAAATATATCTTCTACGGTTTCAACGTGAAGATATAGTAGATTTGGAACATCTACACCAATAGTTTCTAACCATTCTCTACTAACAGAAGTCTCGGTATCAATGTAGACTGCAAGTCCACCTTTTTTCTGAGTTTCTGCGAGAATGTGAGTTCCTATTAGAGATTTACCACTCGATTCTAAACCATTTATCTCTGTAATTCGTCCTACGGCTATTCCACCATTAGGACGATTAGAGATTGCTAAATCTAAAATCGATGAACCAGTTGATATAAATTCCTTGATATCAGTTGGAGTGGCATTTGAACCATCTAAGAAATAGGCTACCTTCGTATCCTTGAACTGTTTATTAAGGTTATCGGCAAGAACTTGTGCAAGTTCATCTTTTGCTGATATAGACATATATGTCTCCTTTATTATTTGTTAAACAGGTCGTCAAAAGCATCATTTACATTAGAAGTGTTTGTTACTGCACTTTCTAACTTTTGAGTTGATGCTGCTGGTACATTGATAGTTGTTCCTTTAGCTTCATCTTCGTCACTTGGGTTTAACCAATCTTGTAAAGCTTCTGCGAGTTCGTCATAACTTAATTCGTTATACACTTCACGGATATCTTTTTGGTCATCAAGTAAAGTAGTTAGAACTGCTTTATCTTCTGTAACTGGTGTTTGATTCGGTTTAACACGGATGTTAGTCTTAGGAAACGATGCTCCGGTTTCTTCAGCTGTTAGGAATTCAACCACGACATCGCGTCCATTAACTGGATCACTAATATCACCATAATCAGGATCTGCTATAATTGATAATAGTTCTTGATATACGGTTTTACCGAATCCCCAAAACTTAGAGCCTTGGTTTTCTTCACCACGAACACAAACTGGTGCAAAAGTTCTGAGTTTTGCTTCTAACTTCTTACCAAGTCTCCAATCTTCACGATTTCCACTTGATTTTAGTTTTTCAGCAAATTCTTCAATCGGATCTGGTCGGCCAAAAGATATCGGAGAAAGAAAAGTCTTTCCACCTAAATCATAATGAAAGAATAGCTCGATAAAAGGAACTTCTGAGTTTAGTTTGTAAGGTAAAAGACGGATTTGTGTCTTTCCTGGTTGAGGTTTCCACAAGTTTGTTGTTCTTGTAGTTGATGTTTGTAACTGGCTTAGTCGCTTTCTTACGGCTTCAATATCCATTTGTTATCTCCTTATTGTTTATGTTTATTTGTTATTTTTTAATTGTATACATTTCATATACAACTATAAGTATCGGTTGCATTTAAAAACAACACGAATTTTTTGCTAAATTATTTTAAAATGATAAGTTTTCTTTTTTGGTGGGCCGTTCAGTTCATCCCATTGAGTTTGTAGATTTTCTGATACACTAAGAACAAATTGTAATTTGCTCCAGATTAAAATCAAGTGAAAAGAACGATTGAAAAGTATTGCCGATATAACTCTGTAATTAGATTCTCTGGGGTACTTTTCGTCATAACCATAATATTTGTTCCAATAAATTCTCATTTTTTAATTCTTAATTCTTAATATATAAAAGGTGGTGAGTTTTAGATAATTAACAATTATCGGTTATATGTAAGAAAGCCTCACCACCATTTAATATATATATACACATTAATTACCAAACAATAGGTTTTTTATGCTTTTTTTAAAAACTGGGGATTCCAGAAGTTTTAAAACCACAGAGTCGGTTATCATGTGGTAACTAGCAGTGATGACCTAACATCCTAATCCCCAAATTTTTAAAAATCATTAATGGTAAGGATTCGAACCTTACAAGACATTCTCATTTCCACTCATTAAATTTTTGAGATTTCAAATCGGTAGAAATCTCGAAACCACCACACTTTTCTAATTATCGTTGAAAAGTCTAAACCACGAATTTTGTTGGTCTTTACGCCCTTAGACCATTTTCACTCTTATCCCAACCTAATGGGGCGGGCTTTTTAAATTAGTTTCATTAGTTCCATATTCTCTCTCATTTGTTACTTGATCTTACGACAAAAAATTGATAAAGTCAAGTCTTTTTTTCATTTATTTTATTATAATGGATTTATAGTTGGTGTGTTGAATACTTCATCCAATGTAACTTTATCTATATCCAATATAGATCGTTCTATATCATTTTTGAGATTATACAAATCATTTCTTGCTCCATCTAAATAACCCAAACCATCTGAGTTCCCATCCCATTCGGGTAAGCTATTGAAAGAATCATCTAATTGACCTTCTATTTCTTCTAACATTTCTAATATTGCTTCGTAGTTCATTTTAATACCTCATATTTTATGTAGTTTGGTAATGTTTCCATTAAATAAATAAATTCTGATGGTGATACATCTAAATACCACATAATTCCCACAGACATAGATAATAATAATATAATAAGATTTTTCATAATATCCCTCTAAATTAAGTATTCTGGTCCAGTCCAATGAAACCAATCTGTTCTATCTAAAAATATAGAACCCCTAACATGCTTCGCAGGTCCTCTCCAACTAGCTGCTTTGAATACATCACCAAATTTGTAAGGTATTCCCTTGAGTATCCCATCAGTAACTGCGATAAAACCCCAAACACTACTATCGTGTAGAACCTTGATGTATTTCCTACCATGTGAAAGTTTAAGAGTTTCTTTGAACCTTTCAGAACTTTCCGTTTTAATCTTTAAAGTCAATTCATCCATCTCACGAGGTGGTTCTATACCATTCCAAGAATCATAGTTCTTTCCTATGTTTTCAAGAAGTAAATCAACTCTCTCTTTAAATTCGTTTTTATTTCTTTTTATCATTTTTATTCCCTTTATTTGATACTAGATCTTACGACAAAATGATCACAATGTCAAGTGTTTTTTTCACTTTTTTTTCCACAATACCAAGTACAA